AAAAAGCAATAGTCAGATATTTCAGATTAACACATCCGAAAGATTTAATATTTGCTATTCCTAATGGCGGAAACAGGGATGTAAGGACTGGAGCAATATTAAAAGCAACGGGTGTACTTGCGGGAGTATCGGACTTAATTGTAATTATGCAAAACCGTATTTTGTTTATTGAAGTTAAGACCAAAACAGGCAGACAACAACAGACGCAAAAAGACTTCCAGATAAATGTCGAAAGATTAGGTTTTGAGTATTACATTGTCAGGTCGTTAGATGAATTTATAAATCTGGTAAAATGAAAAAATATAAAGTACAAAACGTCCGCATCAGACACAACGATCATTACATCAAAATCAAATTTAAGCGAATAATGACCAAACAGGAGATGAAAGATTTGCAAACTAAATTAGCAAAAAGATATAATACCGGAATGGGTAATGTTGCTTTTTCGAGAGTTTGGAGTCAAGAAAAAATTATTTAAAAACTAAAGATATGACACAACTACAAGAATTATTTAACCACATCTGCAATGTAGAGGGAATAACACCTTCAGAAGCATTGAAAAAAACACGTAAACGAGAAATAGTACAAGTCCGTCAGAAGTATTTTAAGATAGCCCAAAAAAACAATTTAGGCTCATCTGCAAAAATAGGAAAAGTAACAGGACAAGACCATGCAACCGTTATACATGGGATAAAGACTGTTAATAATCTCATTGATGTAGATAAACAATTTCGTGAAAGCTACAAGAGGTTAGAGATATCCTGCTGCGAACTGTTTGATTTTACAAAGTCGTTTGAATGGAAAGAATCAGGAAATAAAGACGGCAGCTTGTTGATAGAGTGTTTCTATCATGGATTAAGAATAGGAGCAATAGACAGGCTTGGAGAAAATTATTACATAGTTACTAAGGCTACATCCACAGGTATAGTGTCAGATGTTGAAATTGTCGAAGATTTACCCAAGCTTAAAACCGAAATCATGCAGGGATTTTTAAGTTTTAAGAATATGCTGTAAAACATATAAAAATATTTGCATTGTGTTGAAAAATGTTGTATCTTTACATTAGAAACTTAAAACAAACGGCGATATGTCAAACAATGAAATATGTAATCGTGCCGTTGGGATAGTCGGTTATGACTTCGCTAAAATGTGTGGATGGATGAACGTTTTAAGAGAAATACAAAATCAGTACTAAAATGAAAGAATTAGACTTAAATATAGAATATAAAGATAAAGTTTCAGCTAAGAAAAAAGAATACTTATCTAAACTTATCGGGAAAAAGAAAAAGTTTGAAATAAATCTTTTAAAAAAACGACCTCAATATGTTTTAAAATCAACGAACGATTTAAAATATATAAATCAAATAATTCAAGCAATAAATAATAGCGAACAAGTACATTTAATGTCAAGTGCCTTTGATAGTCCTTCAATAATTTATGCTTTGAATAAAGTAGAAGAAATACAAGAGGTTATTTGTTCGACTTGGGCGATTACCGACAGAGGTTTGCAGATGTTTGCGGAATTAGGGGAAAATATTCCTGTTTACTTATTGCTTGATAAAACATATTCATACAAATGGGTTTTTGAATCAGGGGCTATTGCTTATTTAGAAAATGTTACAATGAAGTTTACAGAAAATCACTCTAAATGTATTTTAATTAAAACTAAAGATAATTATTATTCTTTCATTGGCTCAATGAATTTATCAAACAATCCACGATTAGAAAATATTATCATTAACAATAATAAAGAAATATATGAGTTCTACGAAAAAGTTATTAAATCAGAATTTGAGTGAAGAAGATAAACAAAATGCTTTGGATTCATTAAGAATGTTGGTGCAAGGAATACCAATTAGAGATGACGAAGGTGTTATTATTGGATATATTGAGAAACCAGATATGAGAGCTATTTCATACGTATTGGATAAATTCAATAACGAGGTAAAAGACGACAAGTCACCACCTAAGTCATTTTGTAGTTTTAAATAAAAATTTGCAAATTTCCGCTAAAATGATTATATTGGCGGAAATTTTATTATTATGCCCGGAGGAAACAAAAATATAAGACCAGAAGACGGCAAGCAATTCCAAAAAGGAAATAAAGCTGCGGAAAAGTGGACAGAAAAAGAGGCGTTAAGATTAGGAAACAACCTCATCGACTGGATGCACGAAAAAGAAGAAAATGTGTTTTTTGAGGATTTTATCTACTTACAGAAACATGATTATTCAGGCGAAGTTTACCCTGATTTAATTGCATATTTGTGTAAAAAATTCTCCTCGTTTTTAGAGTTAATCGAAAAAGCCAAAAAAATCGAGGAGACTAAACTCAAAAAATACGGTGCATTTGATAAACTAAACGGCGGAATTGTCAAGTTTCTTTTATCTGCTCAATATGGGTACACGGAGAAAATCAAGACCGAACACGATATCAAAGGTAATTTAGGCGTATCAGACCCATTTGCAAAAATTAGAGAGAATGCTGGAATTAACGACAAAGCAAAAGACAGCGATTAAATACTTAACCGATAACGTAACTGATTATCTTGGTTATGGTGGTGCTGCGGGTGGTGGTAAGTCTGTACTTGGTTGTTACTGGCTTCAACAGTTAGGATATTATGCACCGGGAACTAAATATTTTATCGGTCGAGATTCTTTAAAAGATACAAGAGCATCAGTATTATACACATGGACAAAGGTCGCCAATGCTTTTGGATTTACTGACTACAAGTTTACAGACGTAGGCATTGAATTTACAAACGGCTCAATAGTCGAACTATTAGACCTTTCGTATTATCCATATAAAGACCCATTATATGAGCGTTTCGGGTCAAAAGAATACACATGTGGCTGGGTTGAGGAAGCATCACAGGTTCACTATCAAGCATTTGAAGTGCTAAAAACCCGTGTAGGTCGTTGGATGAATAAGGAAAAGAATATCAAAGCTAAAATATTATGCACTTTCAATCCTAAAAAGAATTGGGTTGATACGGTATTTTATAGACCATTTGCAAAAGGAGAAGAAACCGAAATCGTTAAATTTGTTTACGCATTACCAACAGATAATCCACACTTGGACGAAGACTATATCAAGAGATTATTTGAATTAACGGACGAAGCGACTAAACAACGTTTATTATTCGGAAATTTTGACTATGACAGCAGTCCAGATGCTATGCTTGGATTTAACCAGATTAAAGCTATCTACACGAATGACCACATAAGCGCAAACCATAATGATAAAAAGATAATATGCGATGTTGCACGGTTTGGCTCAGATAAGGCAATTATAACAGTTTGGTTCGGACTTGTTATTGTAGAATATTTAACATTTGATATTTCAGCAACTACCGACATACAAAGGTCTATTCAGGCATTGAGGGTAAAATATAAAGTTCCGGCTTCAAGTGTTCTTGTTGACGAGGATGGTGTTGGTGGTGGTGTAGTCGATAATCTTAAATGTCAGGGATTCGTTAATAATTCAAAACCGTTTAACGCATCATATCAAAACCTTAAAGCGGAATGTGGCTACAAATTAGCCGAAGTGATTGATGAGATATATTTTGAAGCAAACCTAAGCGAAGACGATAAGGACAAAATCAATCAAGAATTAGGGCAACTCAAGACATACGATTCGGACAAGGATGGCAAACTCAGAATATTACCAAAAGAAAAAATTAAACAGAATATCGGACGTTCTCCCGATTGGTTAGATGTCTTTATAATGAGAATGTATTATTTTGTAAAACCGCAACAAAAACACTCAGCACCCGTATTAAGTTATTAGAATGAAGATAAAAGCAAACATATCATATCAGACGTTAATTAACTATCTTAAGTTAGATGCTGAGATAATCGGGGGTAATTTAGATAACTACCCTGTTAGATTGCTTAAAGATATGCCTACGGACTTATATCAGATTAAGTTTGAAACATTTGCAAAGTCGGTAAGATATGCAGATAAGATAGATAATTCAGTTGAGTTTCTACATAGACTTACAGGACTTGACAGCGAAGTAATTAAGAATAAAAAAGCGATACGCATTTACCCTATTTATATATATTACTTGAAACAAGTTCAGGTAATAATGACTAAATTTGCGGAAGTGAATGCTGAACTTCCGCAAAAAGGTCGAACAGTTAGAACGATGGAAGAGTTCGGGATGTCAAATATTATAGATTTTATTGCCGATGGAAGACTGGAACTACACGACATATTTTATGAGAAAACGGTTGGATGGGTATTTGTCGAGTATATGCGGAAAGTACATAAATTATTAAACACGTTAGCAAACAATGGAACGAATACTAAATGAAATAGTTAAAAAGCTTATAAGT